AATAATAATAAATAATAATAAATAACAATGATTACAAAATCAACAATTGGTGTTTTATCTAAAACACAAGCTCCTAAAATAGATAAAGGAGTATCAGAATTTATGGGCTATTTGCTATCAGCAGTAGCTTCAGCTCATATTACACACACTTATCAAAAAGATAGAGCATTATCTACACATTTGGCTTTAAGTGATTATTACACAGGATTAGATGATATAGCTGATAATTTTATTGAATGTTATCAAGGGCTCTATGGTCAAGTAGATTTTATGGTAGAAGGTAAAAGATTTGATAATCCTGAATCTTGTATTAAAGAATGCTATGATTATGTAGATAAAACTAGAGGTATATTTAAAGAAAGTTTTTTACAAAATATTATAGATGAAATACAAGAATTACATGCTAAAACTCTATATAAATTGAAGTTTGTTTGTTAATAGTTAAAATAAAAAACCCCTAGTAATTTAATACTAGGGGTTTATTTTTTAATACCACTTTTTAATTTTAACTAAACCACCTAAGAAATTCCAGTAGTTATTACCTGGTTTTTCTATACTTTTTTTATTGTAATTTCTTTTTAGTTTAGGTGTTTCTTTAGTAACTATTATTGTATTTTTAAATTTATCTTGTTTTAAACTTTTAATTTTATAATAATTATCATAACAAGTTTTAGCTAAAGGATATGTAGACAATGGAATAGATTTATTCCATACATAATTACCAGAAGCATTGCTAATAATGATGTTATTGTTTTTTAAATAAGAAACAAAACCTACATCAATATTATTATTTTTTGCAATAATAGTACAACTTCTGTCAGATTTATTTTTTTGTAGATATTTAGATAATTGAATTAATCTTTCATAAACTCTATCTACTTTATCTGATTCACTCATTTGTTTTTTTAATTTATTTTTCATTTTTTTAATTTAAAAATAAACAATTTCTGTATTTAATTTAGCATTTCTAAATTTTTGCAATTTATTTTCAATATCTTTACTAGAAGTACCTTGTTTAAAAAATATTATAGTTTTTTCATCTAATCTAACTTTAATAGATTCATTTAATTTAGGTGAAAATTTTTTAGCTACTTCTTTAGCTTTTAGTTGTAACTCTCTTCCACTAAAAGGTCTGTTGCTAAATAAAGTTTCATTGCTTTCTTTTATTTTATTCATTGTTTTTTAATATTTGAAAGTGTGTAATACCAGAAGATGTAAAATTTAACATTAGTGTTGTAAGCATAATGTATTCTTCTTTATTAGAAGGCAACTGGATATTAATAGAGAATATCCAGTTACTTTCATTATTAATACTATTTAATGAACTACATATATTATCAAATATAGGATAAAATCTTGAATTAAATTTGTCCTGATGTACTTGGTAAATTATGTACTTTGGAAAGTTTGTATTCATTTTTATAAATTTGTTTATCAAAATTTATTATTGATTCAGCCTCTTGGTGTCTAGGAATAATTATATTATAATATTTTTCAGAAAGCTTATAAGCTTCTTCTTTTTTATACAAAATATTATATATTGCTTTTCCATGTTCAGCAAAAGGTATAGAATTAAACTTTACAATTTCTTGTTTATGTTCATCAAATATTTTAGAATATTTACCTTCCATTAAATATTCATAAGATTGTTTGTGACTATCAGGTATATTATATACATACATAGTATGAAGATAGTCAACTTCATAACTATGGATTAAACCTTCGTAAGTAGAAAAAAGTTCTTCTAAATCCTGATATCTTTTTTCATTGTATCTTAATAAAATACAAAGTTTATGATTAAATTCAGGAAATTCTTCAATACCTAAAAAACTACTTACAATACTACTATTTCCTAAATAATCATAAGGAAATAAATCTTTTTTATCAATTCCTAACATAGGAAAGACATAAATATTTGTCTTATTATGTTGCATAGGTTTTATATTCATCTATCTTCTCTATAAAATCATTCAGTTCTTTATAATATCCAGGATCATTTGGATTATAATATTTATCTATGCTCAAGACTAATTTTTTTTCTTTATTTAATACTTGTACTTGTTTTTTAAGATATCTTACTTCATAATCAAGTTCACACAATTTATTAATAGGATTGTTCATAATTAAAGTATAGTTGGTTAATTTTAATAATTCATCAAAAGATATTATTTCAAATTGTTCTGCTGTAAAGATAGATTGTAAATCATCTAAAATTATATCATCAATTAAAGCTTGTCTAATTTCTTCTTTAGAATTTTTTTTATACTGTTCAGGACTATTTCCTGTCAAATTATCAATCAAACTATATTTAAATTGTTTTTTACTCATGATTATATTTGTTAAGGATTAATAACTATTAAATCTTGACAACCTATATATAAAGATTCTTCAAAAGATTTTTTTTCTTTTAAAGATACAAAATTAGGTAATTTATCAATTCCACTATTTAACAAATAAATATTTTCTTGGAATATAATTTCTATATTATTAATTATTGCTAGATTTATTATATCATTAAAACATTTTTCTAAAAATCTTTCACCTAAAGTTCTATTTTTTCTTTTTGTTTTTAATAAATCATAGAAATTTTTATCAACTATTATTGAATTAGTTTGATTATTATGTTCCTTTTTTAAAATTAAACATTTAAAATTTATATTTCCATTATCTAAATACACACCTAAATAGCCTTTTGAAAAAGCAATTTTTATATCTTCATATTTAGTTAAAACATATATTGAACGATCCCAACTATCTATAGGTTTTCTAAAATAATCTATTAATCTAGTAGATGTTACATTTTCTACATAACCTTTATTCATATAATTTTTATTTAAAATAAAAATTTTATTTGAAAGATTATATTTAAATTTTATACGAGGATATACTGGTAAATCAAACATATTAATTAAATTGTATGTGTCATAAACATTGTAGGTATATTAAGTTCTGTAAAAAATGGAATAAGTCTTCTTTCATTTTCATTAACTGTACTTACAAAATTACTCAATAGACCTGTAATTAAACCAGCTATTATAGCTGCTGAATGACTTGTTTGTTTATAACCACAAGGCAATTCTTCTATTTCAGAATCATCATAAAGATGTTCTCTATAATTATCTATATCTTTTGGTAAAACAGCAAATACTTGCATTAATTCTTGACTTAATCTCACTTATCCTATCATTTCTAATAGGCGTGGAGTACATTTTCACCCTAATTTTAGGGTGGAATTCCCTTCAAAGGACTTATTCTCTTAAAAGAGTTTAATCCATACTCTCTACATTACTAAAAACATATTACCTTTTTTAGTTAACACGGTATTACCTTATCTAAAGACTTAGGTTTCACCGTTAGCACATTTAAGTACCCCTAATATAAATTAGGTTGGAATTCTACACTTTAAATATTACTACTTAAAGGGGCAGTTTGTAAAAAAGTTTTATTACAATTTCTGCATAAATATCTTTGTTTATTATAGTATTTGTCAATACCATTTTTAACAATTTTTTCAGATTTACAATTTGGACAACAACCTTCTATTTTTTCCTTAATAAAAATAGGATGTTTTAAAATTTCTTCAAATAAATTCTTTTTTCTATTTAAATTTATTATTGAATTTTCATAAAGAAAATTGTAAAAATCATTGTAAGAACTAGTTCTTACCTGTATTTTATAAATATAATTTTCTTTACCACCTTTAATGTAAGTTGTTTTCATTAAAGTTGTTTGAATACCTTGTTGTTCAAGTAAATTTTTTAATTGTGTTATGAACAAATAACCATTAGAATAAATATATACTCTTTTTTGAATTTTACTTTTTGGTTTTAAGGTTAATGTACAACCTCCATCACCATCAAACACACCTCTAATAAAATGTTTTATTAAATCAGTTTGAATATTTTTAGGAAATTCAAGAATATTTTTATTATTTATACTTTTTGATGGTAAACAACCATTAAAAATTAAATCTTTATTAAGTTTTCTTGAACCTGAATATAAAATACTGTTTAATTTTTTACCTTTTTTGGGTGCTGAATAAAACTTAAAAAATGGAAAAATTTCTTTAAGTTTTATCAATAAGTAATCATCTTTGTAATGAAGAGATATTCTAGAATGTATATTATTCTTATTAGAATAAGAAGTACATCCATCACTATAAAAAAGCCCTAAAATATATGCTTTTTCTTGTGTATCAATAAATTCTAAATTGTTTTGATATTTTGTCATAAAATTATTATATTTTGTAAATATAATAATTTTTTTTAATTATAATTTATTTTTTTTTACTACCATCTAAGAAAATACAATTATCTTCAGGATTTACTTTTACATAAGATACCCAATTTTCAAACATAATCTTTCTAGCTGACATGTTATCAAAAGCAGATATCATTATAGGACCACTAATAGATTCTTTTGTATATAAATCATACTGCTCAATATTATCTTGTCCAGATAATTCTCTAATTGTATTAGCTACAGCTTGAGTTTTATTTTCACCTACATCAGAATGTTTAAATAATTGATTACCTAAATTTAATTCTTCTACTCTATCATTATCAAATAAATATAGATTATGTGCTTGTCTTGACAGTAATAATGCAGTCCATGAACCTATACCACCACAACCACCAATAATAATATCTAAAGGCTCTACTGTAAACCAAGGAGCTTCTTTAAATCTTGAAAATTTATCAGCTACTTCTGATAATTGTTCTTCTGTTAAAAATGACATGTTATTAAATTTTATTTAATTCTACTTGTTCTGCATCTATTATTAAATACAATAGTTCACATAAATCTGTAATCATTTCTGGAAATTCACTAGAATAACTTTCTAATTCAGATTTAACTTTTTGAGCTAATAAACTATAACTTTCAAATTTAGGACCAAATACTTCATCAGCTACTAATTCAAATTCTGATAATAAAGTATCATATATTTCCTCTAATTGTTCATCATTAAGATCTTTTGTTGTAAGCTCTAATGTTGTTAAACATTCTTTTAAACTAGGTTCTAAATTTCTATCTGAACCATAAATCCATGTTTTAATAAAATTTACTAGTTTTTTATTAATATTTATTATACTATTTGGACTATTATAAGCATTATAAGTATTAGATTCATTTATATCAAAATCATTACCATATCTATAACTATATCCAAAATCATTATTAAAATTATTAAATTTTAAACTAGTTTGTTTATCATCATCTTTTGTATTTTTTAGAAAATCTGAAAGACTATCGTATTTATTAATAGTATTTAATGATTCTTTTCTTTTAATTTCTTTTAATTCAGATTCTTTAATTATAAAATTTGTTCTTTCTTTAAATTCATCAGGTATTTCAGCTATTACATTACAAGAAGCAACAAATATGCATTGTTCTTCTACTTCAGGTGTATTATTAACATTAACTTGTTTAATTTCACCTGAATCATCTACATATGTAAAATAACCTCTATGTTCTATTTTTCTACTACCCCACCAAGCTATTTTGCAATCAAATTCACCTTTATTATTTACTATTAAAGATAAATAATACATTTCACCTTCTGAATATTCATACAAATCTTCTAAATCTGTAGTTGAATGAAATACTTTCATTGAATTATGTGAATGCAATTTCCCAGCTTTATATGTAGGAGGTAAATATTTATTTTTTATTTTAAAACTAAGTACAGAATCATCTGATTCATATTCAGTATATGCTCCAGTACCTTTATCCATTAAATAAAAATCAGTACAAGTAAATTTTAAATTAGATATATCAGATATAGAACCTTCTGTTTTATAAAATAATACACCAGACCATTCTACTTCATTAATTCTATGGCATAAATACCATATTTTAGAAAGTAATTCTTGTGTAATATGAACATTAGGTCTTTCAGTTATATTTATTTTAGTTAATTTATTGTACCTATTACTGTCCAATTGTTGTTGAAACTGTTGTTCTGTCATTGTTGTAATTTTTAATTTTTAATTGTGTTTTGTAATTATAAATATATTCTATTAAAGTAATAATAGATACTAAATTTATTTTACTTGGTAAACTATATTTTTTAGTTTTAGTAAGATCTAAATCATCTTCAATTTTAATTACTTTTCTATAAATTGTTTCATGATTTCTTATAAAAATAGGTTTATTTATAAAACTTTTATCTATTGTTCTATTTTCATCAAATTCATAAAGTTCATTATTTATAAATTTATAATTATAATTTGAATAAATATTAGAATATGTTTGATTATAAACTCGTAATGTTTTTTCAAGTTCAGTTATAAAATTTTTATCTACAACTAATTTAAATAATCTCAAATTATTATTATTTTCTAGTCTAAATTTAACATTAGATAAATTTATGTTTTTAGATATAAATTTAGTAATTCCATTAAATGAATTAATAAAATATAAAACTTCATCTGTATGATTTATTTCATAAATATAACTTGATAAATTTATTTTTTTAATACCTAAACTATTCATTCTTATATAAGGTCCACCTGCTTCAGATTCCCATTCCAAATAAGACTTTATATTCATTATAACACCTTTAACACAATCAGATCTTAAATTAATTTCTTGATTTCTTTTAACAGAATTAATAGAATTATTTATTAAATAAATTAAAGATGATAATACACCTGAACCTAAACAAAAATTATTATCAAGTATATTTTTTGAAGTACTGCCTGGTAAATGAGAATGTGTATAATTATACATATAATGTTTTTCACTATATGTTTCTCTAGTACCTTTTAATATAATATGACCTCTTGAATCAAAAACAATAGCAAAATATAAATCAAGTAATTTTTCTTGTTCTTTACCATTAGTTATTATAATTTCAGGATAATATATATTTATACATATATTAGTAATTGTATTTAATGTTTCAGTATCATAATTAGACCATAAATAATCTACACTATAAGGTATATTATATAAATCTAAATATTTTTTAAATTCTTTAATATATTCAATAATAATATTTTCTATTTCTTTATAATTAAGATTTGTTTTTTTTAAATAATTTCTTATTAAATATTTATAATCGTATTCAGTATTTGCACCTACTCCAGAATAATCCCATTTATCAAAATCTAAATTAGGATTTTCTTGTTGATTCCAATATATCATAGTTAATAATTTAATAAAATAAAAAAGGCATAGGTAGAATAAAGCTAAAACTACCTATACCTTAATTATTGTGGTTTTTTTTAATAATTATTCAGCTCCTAATTGAGAAACTAAGCTATTATATCTATCTCTTAAATTTCTGCTATGACCTTCTAAACTTTCTAAAACAGAAATAGCTTCATGAATTTTACATTTAGATAATTCTAAATCTTCAATAATTTGAGCAATATCAAGAGTTTCTGAAGATTCTTCTTGTTCTTCTTGTTCTTCTAAATATTCAAACCAAGAATCTACTGCATCATTTAATTCTTCAGTAGTCATGCTAGAATAGCTTGCAAAGTATTCCATAGCTTCATCATGTTCAGCTCTAGCTTCTTTAGCAATTTCATAACATTCAGACCTAGATCTATCAGCACCTGATTTATTCTTTTTAGGAGTTAGAAATAAATCAAATTCAACAGAATCTGGAAGAAGAGCAGAATTTACAGAAAGTTCAGTTTGATTTTGACCAATAAAAGCTCTCATGTTAGATGTAGTAATACCATGAGAAGATAATTCATTTTTTAATTCTCCCCATGTAATAGAGCTAGAAGAAATAACTTTGGAAGTTGTACCATTGTAAATGGTGATTGTTTTTTGTGATGACATGTTAAAATTTTTTTTAGTTTGTAAATATACTAATTTTTTTGTTTGTTTTTAGCTTTATTTTTAGTTAAATTATTAACTATCTAGTTTTAAATTCTTCTGGTACTAGTAACCTCTCTTTAGGATAATCAGCTCTAATATAAAGAGCTTTGTAGGTAGAATAAAATAATTCTATACCTTCATGTAACCCATATTTGTTTTGGTAAGATTTCAATACTGTTGGAAATAAATCTACTTCTAATATTCCAGATAACAATTTTTCAGCAGCTTTATCACCAAGACCTTCAATACCTTTAATACCATCTCCTGATTGTCCAGCTATTAAATCATAAGCCATAGAGTAATTCTCTTTAAATTCAGATGGATTATTATATTCAAGTTTCTTGTAATCATAGACTTTAACATTTAAGTTTTTAATATCTTTATCTGGACTTGCTATAATACAATCATATTCATCATTATAATGAATATAATAACTTAAAACTAAGTCATCAGCTTCCCAAGATTCTTCACCTGTAAATGTAGCCATAGATTTATACTGAGATTTAAATAATAGAAATTCTTTAACCTCATTTAAAAATGGTATAGATTCTTTAAATTTTCTATTTTGTTTATATTCAGGATAAAACTTTAATCTAAAATTATTTGCGCTTCTTACTGTATAACAACATATATAGTATTCAGCTTCTGTAGCTATTAAAATGTTTTTAATTATTTCTTCAGCATGATTTTTACAATCATCTAATGTTTTTTGTTGCTCAGCATCTTTTTTATTGTGAGCTGCCAAAAATGCAATTGAATCTGCATCAATTATTGTTAATTTCTTCTTCACTAATTCCATCTTTTAAAATTTGTTTAATTCTTTCTACACTTAATAAAACACTTTTAATTGTACTTGGCATAAAATAATGTTTAGCATCATTCTCTTTTAAAAGTTTATGCAATAACATTTTTCTTCTAAGTTTAAAATCAGGAGTTTGCCAACCTTTAACCTCAATTATAAAATTATTTTCTACAATAAAATCTGGTAAATGAGTTATAGGTTGTACTATAGTACTCCTAGTTTTTTTAAATATTCTACTATTATCATCTTTCCATATTTCAGAAGGATAAACAAATTTATCTTGCAATATATAATCTACAGATTCATATTGAAACTTAAGTCCTGATTGTTCTAATATTTTATAAGTAACAATTTCTAGAGGACTTCTAAAAGTAATACCATTATAAGTTAAAGAAGTCTTTTCTTCTTTAGTAAGTGTATAAGAAGGCTTTACTCTTTTAACTTTATTATTTTTCATATAATTCCAAAATTTTCCATTAACCTTTTACTATCATTAAATCCATACTTTTTATAAAAATCACTAGGGTCTTTAGGTTTATTTATTGGATTAAAAATATATTCACATTCATATAATTTTGAATGATCCTTAGCAGCTTTTATACCAGGTTCATCATTATTATAATATATATATAATTTATTAAATCTATCTTTTAAATCTTGTATTACATCTAAACTTATTCTTGAATTTTCAGAACCAGGAGCTACAGAAGTTATACCTAACTTATATAAAGTCATTATATCTTTTTTAGAACTAGTTATTAAACAAATATCCCCTCTATTTGGAAGTTTGTTATAACCTTGAACTATAGCACCACCTGTATTTGACCAAAACTTTTCACCCTTATTTCTACTTGGAAGGTATATTTTATATTTATAAGGTTGTTCATAATAGGCAAATCCTAATTCATTTTTCTTTATTTCAAATGGTAAACCATTAATAAAATAATGAGATATTGAATGTACATCAAAATACTCAAGAATATTTAAATCTATTCCATATTGATTCCAGTAAAATAAATCTTTACTAGAAAACTCTTTTTTCTTAATTTGAAATATGGTATCTTTTTTATCTTCTATTTTTATTTCTTTATTAGGAATACCATAAAAACCTAAAGTAGGTTTCTTTTTATCACCGTTTAAACCTAAATTAAAATCATTGTTAATTACATTTAATGTTTCCTGTAAATTTAAAGAGTATCTTTCTTTTAGATAACCCCAGCAAGTATATGACTTATCATTAGGATCTCCATAATCTTTGTAAAACAATGTTCCATTTATACTTCTAATAATAGAAGAAGGTATTCTCTCACCTCTCCAACTACTACAGAATTTTTTATTTAACTGTGTAAAATTAGGTTCATAATAACTAAATATATCACACTCATTTATTAAATTAAGTATGTTTTCTTTATTTAATAAAAACTTTGTACCATACATTTTAATGACATTAATAAAAATTAGAGCTGACTATTTATCATAATCAGCTCCAATTTAAAAACAAAAAAAAAACAAAAAACTAGAAAGGCAAATCTAAAGCACTTGCTGGAATATCTCCACCTACTGCTACAGGTTCTCTATCTGCTACTACAAGAGGTTTATAATCATAAGGACTAGTTTTATCAAATGGTTTCAAATGAGTCAAACCTTCAGCAATAGAAGCTGCAAATCCATATCTTCTTTTACCTAAAATGATACCAGGTTGTTTACCTTCTCTAGCATATTCTTCTCCAGTAATAGAAAGATAAAATGATTTACCACCAAGCAAAGATACTACTTTTTCTACATATTCTTCCAAACTTTTTGCAGTAATTGTAACAATTTTATCTTTAAGACCTAATTTATCAGCAATTACTTGAATATCTCTTTGAAAATCTTGAGCACCTTGACTATCATCTTGAAAATAAGAAGAAAATCTTACTTTACCAATTCTACCACCAAATTGTGCTTCTTGATGTGGAGTAAATCCAGGTTCAGCACATGGACCTTCCATTTTAAATGTTACTTGTTTGCTACCAGTAGTAGCAGTTTTAATCTCAAAACCAGTAATCATAACTTCTTGATTACCATAAGTAAGATATTGAGATACTTTTTTATCTTCTGTGTTATAGGTTACACCTCCGTACATATTTTATAAAATTTAAATTGTTAATATTAAGACCAAGGATTAGTATTCATAGTTACAGGTTCCATAATAGCTTCTGTTACTGTAGGAACAGTATATATACTTCCATCAGAATTCATATATGTATTATCAAGTCTGTTTACAATAAGTTTCAATGAATTTTCAGGTTCTATTTCTCCTCTTCTAACTATTACTCCAATATTTTTAAGAGCATTTCTAACTTGTTTAACATCTACATTAAATTTATCAGCAATTTGATAAGTAGATAGCATATCTACATTATACATAATTCTTAAATCACGTTCAGTAACAAATACTGTGTTGTTGGTTGTTGTTGTACTAGACATTTTTTGTGTGTTTTTTTTGTTATTTAATAAAAATTTATAATAATTGTATTCTTCCCAGGTTTCAACCCCTGCCTCAAACATAGTTTCTAATTGAAACTCATTAGTTTTTAGATGATTGTATTCATCTTTTGAAATTACAACATTCATAATTAATTGTTGTTATTATTGTTTTGTATAACTTCATTCTTCAATAGAAGTATAGCCACCATCATTTGTGTTTATCTAATCTATTCTATTATATTAATTTAGTTATTCACCTTCATTGTATACATCTATAGATTCAGATACCAAACCTAAATCATTAGAAATATATAAATCTTTAAACATTCCTACAGGAGATTTAGCAGGATATTGACCATCATTGTTAGTTACAAATCTGTAAGATACTTTATTATCAGCAGCTTTTTCTACTTTAGTATAAAGTACTACAGAAAATAAACCTTCTAGCGTCAAATAATCATCGACCATCTTACCTACAGTTTTCATTTTAAGACTACCAGAATTATCTTTTTCTGGATGCCATAAGAAATAAACTTTCAAATCTCTTCTAGAAATCCTAGCAGCTTCTATAACTTTACCTAAGTTTACACCTATATCAGCAAATTTACCATAACCATTTTCTTTAGCTCTACGCATAAACTCAAAAGCCATAACATACTGACTGTCATCTATAACAATATTTTTAATATCAGTTCTACTATCTGATATATATTTTATTGCACCAGCTATAGCAGCAGCATCAGAACTTTCAAAATAATTACCTCCTTCAGATAATTTACCAGTATATAATTTTTTCCATCCTCTAAATGGTAAATCTTTACCAGCTACATTAATTACTACAGTTTCTTTAGGATTTAAACCTTTAACTCCTATTTCAGGAATTTGACCATAAGAACTGGATTTACCTGTACCAGATTCACCTACAATTGCAATTGAACTCATTGTTTATTATTTATTTTGTTGTTTAATTCTATAAATTAAGCTTCTAATGTAATCTATAGATAAACCTAAAGTAGAAGCTATTACTTCAGCAGATTTATCTTTATTGTTTTCTAAGAACTCTACTAATTGTTCTTCTTTTGTTTTATTCATTTTTTATAAAAGTTCCATTTATAGTTTTACCTGTTCTATTTTTAATTACATTATAAGCTGATTCTAAACATTCTTCATAATTTAAACCTAATTGAGCAGATAATATAATTAATACTACTTGTATATCACCAATAGCATCTTTAATTTCTTCTGGTTTATTTTTTAAATATGCTCCAGAAAGTTCACCTGTTTCTTCAACTAATTTAAGTAATTGTTTAGAAACATTTTCTGATTTTAATAATCCTTTGGGTTCAGCCCATTCTAAAACTTTTTGATTTAACTCATTCATAATTTTTCTATTTTTTGTTTAACTTCTTCCCAATAATTAACTGCATTTAAACTTGTTTGAACATCAAGTGATGTTTTCAAGTAATTTAATATTTCATTACACATATAGGTAGTAATATTTTTAGCTATTGATACATTTTTATCATGTGATAGTTCATGACACCATCTCATGTATGCGTCTTTATATAATTGTTCTGCTTTTTCTTTAGGTGTCATTAATATTATTTTTTAATTGATAATACATAATCATAGCATTATTAGCAATTTTAGCTAAATGACTAATACTATCTTCAGGATCAATATATTCATCTTTCCAAACTTCTAATAAATGCCTTTGACAAGCAGCCTTTAAACTTTCTATATCAATAGGTTTCTGCCAATTCTTAGGTGGATATTTATCTTTAGCTAAAGACATACCTTTAGCCATTTCTTCAATAAAAGTCCAATCTAATTCATCAACCATTAATTTACCTTTAGAATGTTTTAATCCTACTTCTTCTCTAATTTCTATATTCATAATCTTTCAATTTTTTGATAAATTTCTTCAGTCATCTCATCAGATTTAGGTAATTCTTTAAAACTACCTGATTTAGGATTAACCAATAAACCTATTGCAATACCATCTCTAGATAATCTGTTTTTAATTATTTTTAGCATAACCATTTTATTCTTTAGTTTTCTAATATCATAACCAATACAGTTTTCCATATCCATTTTAAATGGACTCATTAAACCTAAACATACATCTGAATCAGTATAAGGATTTGTAGTATCTCTGAAATCTGATTGTTGTGGAGATAAATCTGCACCTTTAAATTTCATCCTCTCTACAGAACTTAAACTTTGATTAAACTGTTGTAAATTTACAAAACTAAATCCAAATAACCTAGCTAAATCTACTTGATATTCAGAAAATTTGTCAATATTTCTTTTAGTATCAAAGTCTCTTTCTTTCTTTAATAAATATAAATGGTCAGTAACCATTATATTATATTCTTCAGGATTATTTAGTTTATAACCTACAATTTTTTGTTTAGTTTCTCCTAAATCATCAGTATATTTTTCTTTAATAAACTCTCCTCTATTTTCCATAAATTTCCAACAAGTATTGTATAAACCTGTAGGATTTTCTGGTTTAAAATTCCAATTTATTTTAGAAAATAATTTTTCTACTTCAGGTATTTCAGAATTAACTAATTGTAACTGATCAGCAGTAAGTCTATTTTTACCAAAACCTTTAATAATTTCAGGAGGTATTACTATATCATATTTATTATAAATTTGACTTGAAAGCCAATTACACATTTTAGTTAATTTATCAATCTCAAATGAATTGTAAAATATATTTAAAGTAATGTTTTGACTTTCAGCATCTTCTAAAGCACTCTGAACAATAAAATCTAATAAAGTAGTTTTGTATACACCTGATTGACCACCAATTAAAGTAATTACACCTCTTTGAATACCAAAAATATAATCATTTAATCTATTAAAGCCATTACTTAAACCTTTGTACTTACCATCTAAACCAGACTGAATTCTTGTTTTTAATTCACTCATATTATATACCTTCTATTTTTTGCATTGGTTCTTGCTCTTCTAAATCATAATATTTTTCCCAAGTCATTTGATTAACATAAGTAACAACCATTTGCATATACATTAAAGAATTATCTTTTTTTCTAAGTATAAGTTCATTATTTAAACCTTTCATAAGTTTATCAAAATTACCTGGTACTTTTAAATAATTATTTAGCTTTCTTTTAACTTCTATAGCTTCTTTACTATTAATATCTTTACTTTTTAAAACTCTAGTTCCTACTCTAATTGGATATGTTTCCCAGAAAGATTTAAACATTCCATCTATAGAACTATCTTCTTTTAATTCAAATAAGTTTATTGCTTTTGTTTTAACAATAACTTCTGAACATTCATCATTCAGTATCTTAATATAACCTTTGGATTGTAAATCTCTAATTTCACCTATATGAATTATATTGGGATAAGATTCTCTTATTATAAAATTATATAAATAAATCCATTGGTTATAATTAAGACCTGAATTTAAAAACTTTTCTTCGTTAATATCTATAATCATTAATCTAGTGATACATTATATCTAAACATTATATCTCTAAGTTCTTCTCTTGTTTTATCTAAAATATCTAATTGTGGACCAGATAATTCATCAGGATTATATTTTACATGATTTCTTAACCAATTATCTAAATCCCATAAAACTAATTTATAATCACCAGCTTTTAAATGTAATTCAGCTTCTTGTTTATCTTCTGTTTCAAATATGAATTTTGTCATTATTTAAATCCTTTAAATAAATTTTTAAAATTTAATTCCTTAGTAAATACTCTAGTTTCTATTGTTCCCCAATCACCTTTAACTTTTTTTTCATAAGTAACAAATAATCTAAATCCATAAGAATGAAAACTTATATTATTTTTATAAATAAGATTTATTATTCCTACAAGACTAATGCTCAAAATAAGATTTAGAAGTATTATAATAAGAGCTGTACAATAAATTGTGTTCATAATTTATGTTTTTTAATTTATAATCATTGTATTCTTTCCATTCAGATAAATTTATTTTTAAATCAGCATAATCTTCATTCATTCTTTCTAATAAAGTTTCTCCTGAATAAGCTTCTTCTCCATAATAGGATTTAGTAAGTTCTTCAACTAATTCAATTTGTTTAATTCTTTTTAGTGTTAACTCCATTGATTTTAATTTTATCAGGTTTTACCCATTTTAATGCTTTATTAACCCAATCTTCATCAACTGTATCTTTAACTACAATAACATCTATAACTGCCTCTTTACCTTCTTCAAAATTCATAGCTCTCATCATTCTTTGAATAGAGTTTTCTTCTTTTGATTGAAGTTGATTAATTATAATATGTTTTAGTTTTTTATCTGTTATACCCATGTTAGCCATATTTACAACAGCAAGTTTATTAAATTCATTATTTATAAACTTTTCAAGATTGTTTTCAGAAGATTTACTATGAAAACTATTAATACAAACTAAATCAGCTACTTTAGTTAAACCTGTAAATATAAGAGTTTTTTTTCTATTTTTACTAAGTTGTTTAGTTTTTTTAATTTTATTAATAGAGTTATAAATTATCCTAGATCTATCACCAGCATATTTCATTTTTACATTAGATAATGCTGGATTACTATAAGACATATATTTAAATCTTTCAAAATTACTTGTAGCCCATTGATATGCTTGTAATTCAGTACCTATTAAAGGATTTTTTTTAGAACCATATGTAATTACTTTTTCTTTATTATCTAATTCTACATAATGTAAATTAATAGTAAAATCAGATATAATTTTATCTTCAATAGCTTCTTCAATACTATAAACATATATAGGTTTTAAATTTAAAGTTTTTTTAAGATTTTTCCTATTATCATCAGATAAACTACCAGTTAAACCTAATATAGGTTTATTACATAATTTTAAAATATCATTTTGAAAATCAGATAAATAATGGCATTCATCAAGTATTATAGCATCTATAACAGAAAAATCTATATTATCTATAGATCTTGTATTACAATAAGTTATATGATGTTTACTATTCCAAATTTCTATTTCTTTTTTCCAACTTTCTAATATAGTATTAAATGGAGCTGCTATAAGTAATCTTATACTTTTATTTAATTTTTCAAATGCTAATAATGCTGTTCTTGATTTTCCAAATCTAGGAGATAAATCAAGTATACCATGATATTTAGCATTATAAGTTAATTGAGCAGCATGTTCTTGTAGTCTATTTCTTATATCAATATTCATCTTTATTTAAAATTCTTATAAATAATGCTTGTGCTATAATATCATCATTATTAAAGTCTTCTTGAAAACCTTTTAATGTCCATACTAAACCCATTTGTTCAGCTAAAGTTATAAATTCTTCATTAGAACATTCTAATAAATTAATGTCTTCTATTAAATCATGGTTATAAATATTTACTCCATAAATTCTAATGTCTTCCATATTAAAATAAATTTAATTGTTGTGTATTTTCAAATTCAGATATAATTTCTTTTGATTTAATTATATAATAAAGATAATCAATATTATAGTCTAATATGTTTTTTACACTATAAAATTTATTAAAATATGTTACATGCCAGAATTTTTTATATTTAGCATTTCCTATAGGAGCTTCAACAAATTCTTCAGTACCATTTTCATAACATTTAACAAGAGAATATCCTTTTTTAGATATAAAATATCTTACTGTTTTTGAAAGTTTTTTCTTTTGTATTTGATTATTTTCTAACCATCTTAGTTCATAATGACTAGCTCCTCTTTTACTATCCTCACTATCAAATGATTTACCTCTACTAGCTTTAACACCAGCACAAAAATCAAATATATTTTGGTGGTTGTAAATAGTTTCTTCTACAGGAATATTATTTTTAAAATAATTAAATATTGCAATAGGAATTATATTATGAGATTTGTTTTTATGTAAAGGAATATTCTCAAATTCAAAAGAACCTTTGCATTTATGTTTACCATTAGTATAAAAACTTATATAATTATTAACATCTTTCTGAATCATTTTAGAATATTCAGCAAATTCTAATTGTAATTGAGTTTGCTGTTCCCATTCAGAACATATTTTAAAATATAATTCTTCATATTCTCTAGGTATTCTAATTTCACAACCATCAGTATTAATAACAAGTAATTGGCTATTAGGAATAGTTTCCATTATATTTTCAATTAACATTGATAATAATAATTGACCATTAATACAAATAGATAATGTAAGTTGTCTATCTCTTAAAAAAGAATATTTATCATTAGACATACCATAGGCACTATTTAACAAAATTTTTAATGCATAATTAGATGGATCAGATTTTGGAATAGCCTTTCTTCTTTCAAAAAATGATTCATATAATGGACAAAATATTTCATTTGGTAAATGAGCTGGAGACCATTTGTTTCTAATTGCTAAATTTGGATAATATGAAACTACATCTAATGATTTAATAATATATTTATCATCAGATTCAACTATAGAATTTTGAACAGAAGCATGTAAACCTCCTAAAGCAAATGACCATTCTACACCATAAATATTAATTTTAAAATCAAATTTATCACTTTCTTTTAATTGAAGTTTTTGAAATTCTTTTAAAACATATTGTAATTTAGAATTGTTAAATTTTACATAAGGTAAAATAATATCTTTAATGTTAACTACTTCTCTATTAGTATATAAAGTATTTAAATCACTTGGAATTATATCCATAGCTTTACATAAATATTTACTAAATAATTTTTTAGCCATATCTGGCTCAGTAGAATTCATTAAATTAATTCCTTCTGATTCTGTTAAAGATTTTCTAAGTTTTATTTCATGTTCATATTTGAAATACAATGCTTTTGTAGCTAATACATCATTTTTATTATAAGATAAAACCATTTCAGTCCAGTTTTCACCAGAACCTTGTGCAGGTAAATCTTCAATATTTTCAAAATCAATCATAAACTCAGTCCATTTAAGACCAGTTCTTTTTGCTTTAACAGATAAACTTAATGCTCTAAATAAATCTAGATGTTTATGTCTAAGTCTATATTCAGGTACATCAGGTCTTCTATTGTTATCTTCAGTAATTAAATACGCATATTTTCTAATATTTTGAGAATTACAAGTAGGATTTCTATAAATATATTCTAGAACTTGAGCATCAAAATGTATAGAATTATAGCCTATTAAATAACTTACTTGAGAATCAATAAAATCCATCATTTCTTGAATTTGATTAATTGTAGAGCTTAAAATAAAAACTTTACAATCATCAGAATCTCTTGCTATAAATGTAGCAGTAAATACATCTAAAGTTTCTAAATCCCAGAAGTATACTTTTTTATTATCCATTTCTTTTATTTAATTCATAATTAAATACATACAAATACATTTCATTACTACAGTAATTACCATTTATAATAGCTTCTATATGATCTGTAGTTAATTCACAAATAGGTTTAAATATTGTCTTAGGCAATCTATTCATATCTTTATCATAATTCTGCCCCCAATTTAAATACTTAGTACAGTCATCTAAACTACAATCTTTAAATGTTTTACTTAATTCAATGTAATCATCTTTATCATAACCTCTTCTAAGATATTCTAAACCACCATCAACACTATAATATTGACCATTTTTATCAGTGTAGTCAACATAATCATGTCTATGTTTAGATTGAAGAATAGTTCCATCTGGAGTTTGTATAGCATTGTATACTATGTTGTTATTAAATTTTTCCATTATTTTATTAATTATTATACATAAAGATAAGTAATTGTTCTACACGAACCAAATTTTTTGGTAAATTAAATGAATTAATTATTAATTAGTTATATAATTTATTTGCTCATTGTAATTATTTTATTTCCATTACAAACATCGCATATTGCTGTAGCTGTGGTAGACATCATATTTGGTGAATTATATCTTAATAAATTACCATCACCATAGCATTTAGGACACAATTGATAAGGTGTATATTGATGAAAATTATTTTTGTTAGGCGTACTGTCAAATCTAGTTAATATCCAAGCACATTCTACATCAGTTTCTAAAGCTTCTAATCCAGCTTCAACTACATTAGCTTTTTTGAAACCTTGCTCAAATGCTTGACACATTAACATATGTACTTCATCTCTCATATATAATTTATTTTCCATATGTTTTATTATAGTATTATTTTGCGTGTAATAACCATTTTTCATCTTTTAAAAATTGTAAAAATGCTTGTAAAAATAAAATATTATCTTGACTCATTTCAGGTAATCCTTTCCACGCATCTTCATCATTTTCTAAAATACCTATCATCCAAACATTATTATCCCAATAATCTGTAGTCCAATCTTTTCTTTTTCCTTTTTTAGTAGTTACTTTAATGTCAATACCATTGTAAGGTATATCATCATCTCTAAAAACTCTAGTTGCTTCAAAACAATAATCACGATTTTCAACTACATATCCTTCAAATCTAGTTGGTTCTAATCCAATAGTCAGTTTTTTGATAGTATCTTCTTTAACATACCAAACACCATTAATTTGTATTCTATTATTTTCCATATGTATCATTATAATATAGTTCTGCTCTACCCATATTAGGGTCAAAATTTGTTCCCATAGAGTAATATACGGCTTCCATTATTTGCTTTTTTTCCATTTCTTTGGCTTGTTCAACTGCTTGAATTAAATCATTACCAATAAAGTATTGGTTCTTATCCATCCAATCTATTAACCAATCTACTGCTGTTTGTTTATTTTTCATAAGTTTTATTTTATTTTATTTAATGTTTTCTAGTGGATAACTCTTTAGGATTGAATCATATAATTCATCATGTTTATTTCTTTCAGATGAATAGGCATAACAATACTCTGAATCTAAATTATAAGCAGCTTCTTTTAAAGCTGTTTCTACATGAAGTTTAGCAAATTCAATCATTGCATGTTTAATATCTCTATGATTTATATGACATCCTGTAATTTGAAAATATAATTCTTCAGCTGTTTGTTTATTTTTCATATAATGTATGTGTTTTTAATAAAGTTTACTAATATACTCATTGATACCATAATCAATTAATATATGACCTTCACCCCAGTTGTCTGGATTGTACAAATCACAATTTTCTATATCAAGTTCTGCTATCTTATTTTTTATGTCTATTACCATGTCTAAATTTAATTTAGAACCAAGTGGTTTGTATCTTTTCATAATAACAATTCCACAGAACTCTGAAATCAATTCACCTAATAGTTTTGTGTTTTTATATTTATTGTACAGGGCAGATTCATTCTTACCTTGCAAATAACCTCGCTTGTCAACAGGAATTTTGATGACAATTTTAGGTAATAAAAATACTATTCTTGAAGAAATTTTAATCATATTTATTATGTTATTGTGTATAATAAATAGGGGTTGTTGTGCCACCTCCATTGGGTGTTAATGAATTGAGTTTGCAACCTCGCACCAAAACCGTTAGCCAAATCCCCCTATTTATCATATGAAAGTTTTGTTAGATGTAATTTAATTCTTCTCCAGTTAAACAATAATATATATTTTGTAGTTGATGAACATATTCAATATCAATCATTGAAAATGCTCTTAAATCATCAAAAGAATTATCTAAAATTAAATATTTTCCATCTTTTTTTCTAACATCAATTTGTAAATAGTAGTTATGTTCTGAGTCGGTATATGTAATAAAATTATTATTACCTTTATCTATATTTACAAAACCAAACTTTAACAACCATTCTTCTGTTAGTGATATTGGTTCCAATTTAATTTGACCCATTTGGAATCTATGAATTGTTAAACTTACAATACCATGTATTTCTTCACCATTTTGTGAAACATAATTGCCAATTCTTAATTCACTTGCTTTCATTTTTTACAATTTCTATTAGTTTGTTTAAACATTCAAGTTCTGCATCTTCATAGGTTTCATATTCCCAATCACCAGTTGGTCTATTTTTTGGCATTGTATGATGTTCTTCCCCTGTTTTATAGTTCCAAATCCAATAATTGTAACCTAATTGATGACTGTGTTGGTCAGCGGTTGGGTCTATTGAATGTTGCCAATCATACTTCTCTCTAAAAAACTTAAATGTTTGGGAGAATGTTGGTGCTAAACAACAAGATTCTGTAATAAATTGGTCTTCACTATATTTTATATTTAGTTTATCCCCGAATACATAACTGCCAAAACAAGGTTCATCAAATCCAAGTGATTTGAGTTCTAAAGCTAAAGTATAAGGTATAAATTCTTTTTCCATTAAATTAAATTTTTAAGTGTGAATTCAATTGCAGCTTCATAAGCTTCTGTTGGTGAGTTGTAACCTTTATCTTGTTGTGCATATAAACAGGTTATAACTAATGTGTTTACGTCTTGTACTTTCCAAGCAAATGTTTTATTTAAAATAAATACTTGTATCCAAATTTTATACTTCTCATATAACCACATTACTACTTCTGCAATGGTTGGTGCTGAATAATTTCTTGATGTCATAAATTCTTTATTTGAAATAGTAGATTTCAAACGTAAAATTTCACCATCTTGATATATGTCAATGGTTTGCTCATTATACCCTTTTTCTTTTAGCAATTTGCTGGTTTCAAATTTTACTGGTGTGTTCATATATCAAGTTTTAATTATTACCACTTTCTTCTAAATCTATCAATAGCTTCGCCAATCCAATTTCCATTACCTAACTCTTTACCAGATTTATCAATGTAAGCATTACCACCACCGAAAGTATAAGTTGCATCTATATCTTTATATTCTTTAGTTTTTTCTTTAACACCAAATAATTTTTCTAACCAATTAGGCGTAAATGTTACTTCGTAAACAAAGTAAGAATTTTCTTTTCTTTTTATTTCTTTAATTTTCATATATCAAGTTTTAAGTTTGATTTGCATTTATATTTAGTTTTTAATACTGTATCATAATAATCTACTTTAGTTTCTACTCCTTGAAAATGAACTGTGTAATTTAAAGAAAATTCTTTTTTACATTGTTCAATTCTTTCTTTTTTAGATTTAGTTTTATCTGTATTAAGTTCATAATATAACCAAGCTTCCCAATAATGAGATTTATCAGGTACAATAAACATTACAGCTATTTGATAACCAAAAAATACAAATGAAAACATTGGAGACCATTCAAATCTATAATCAGTTTCTGACCATTTTGTTTTATAACCTAAGCCAACAAAATCAAATCCTATCTTTTTAGGAACTGCATAAAGATAATTTTTCTTTTCTTCATAAAGTTCATCATAAGATTTTATTTTACGAGCATACTTAGGATTAAGTTTATTATAGTTTTCTTCTTCTTGTATATGTTTTAATACAGCTTCATGAATTAATTTTGGTGTACCTTTTACCCATTTTCTAGGATAAAAATAAGGAGTACCTATGGCTGTTTTACCACAATACCATTTAAGTTTAGGTCTCTTGAATGGTGAATTAAATGCTTTTAGAAATGACAGTTTTTGCATTTTTATTTAATTTAGCTTGTCCTAATGTATAAACTTGATGAAAATCATCCCATTCTTCAGGTGTTAAATCTAATAGTCTTTCTCCAACACTTCTAAGTTCCCAACTTTCACTGTCTTTTTCTATAAAAGCTATAACAAAACAAGTTTCGCGAGTATTAAAAAATTCTATATCAATAGTATGACCATTTTTTGTTAAACCCCATCCTTCATGATTTACTTTATAACCTTCTTTAAAATATTCTAGTTTTTTATCATAATAAGGATTAGATTCCCATTTAATTATTTCATACAAAGGTTTTTTTGTTTTAGTAGAATTGTATTTTTTAAATTCTATATTGTTTATTCTTATCATGAGTTTAATTATTTAAAAGTTTAAAATATATATCTTATTGTATTCCAGGGAATAATTTTATCATGTAGTTCAATCCATTCTTTAATATACTGATTTTTAAGATTATGTTTATATCTAATATTAAATCCACCATATTGAGATATTTTATCTTCTTGTATATCTGGTTTCCATAATAAATCTTCACCTGTTAATTTATTAGCTAAATTATATTCATGTTTATTAGCATTATGAGTTAAAAATATTACCTCACATTTAACTTTAGATTTTTTATTATTATCTACAAAATCATTTACTCCTTCAAATAACTTTTCATATTCAAATAACCAATTATCTGTTACTATTACAGGACTAAAGTTAATATGAACATCATAACCTGCATCTATAAAATCATTTATAGCATGTAATCTATGAAATATAGAACTTGTATTAGGTTCTAATAATTCAGAATATTTTGTAGGCATTAAACTAAATCTGATTCTTATTTTACCTTCTGGATTATATTCAAGTAAGTTTTTATTTACATATTTAGTAGCTAAACTACCCATTGCTATAGGATGAGTTTTAAAGAAATCAAATATATATTTCCAATTATAATATTTAGCATGTAAACAAAAATCTTCATTACAAGATAAATCATAAGTTATAAATTTACTATGAGTTTGATTTGGTTTTTGTACATTAGCTGTAAAATATGAATGTTGATTTATAGCTGTTAATATATCACCTATGTTTTTAGCTATTGTTAAACCTGTAGCATTATTTCTTTTCATATAACAATAACTACAATTATATAAACAACCATAACCAAAACTAGGACTAATATAATCTGTACTTCTACCAGATTCTCTTATAATCATAGATTTTCTATTTACTTTTTCTAAAAGAATAGATTTTTCATTCATAATTTTCTTTTTTTAATGTTTCTATAACTGATATGCTATCATAATTTGGTATTATTTCTATAAATATAATACCTGAATCTATTACTATATATTTATTTATATCTGTATTAAATTTATATATTTCAGCATTAGGGTAATTATTTTTAATAATATTAATATTGTTATCTTTTAAATCTGTTGATGTAACTTTTATTAAATTACAACTTATTAATAATCCTGTCATTAAAATAAATATTATTTTTTTCATTGTCTTGTTTAAATAAAAAAATATTAATTAGACTTTGTTTATAGATTTGTAAGTTTTATATAGAGGCTTTGAGTGGTTTATCTGTACAGCCAGAACTCAACTAACTGTCCTCGTTGATATTTCTATCAAATACTGTTTTAACAGATGGTCAGAACCTTTTTACGCATATATAATAACTAAATCACCAGGTATAAATTAATGCAGTACCTGAACTTTATTCTGCAATATCTAATTAATATTATTGAGTCCAACTGGTTTATACCAATTGAAAATCCACCACTTACTTTTTATAGAAGTAAGAAACTATAAATTTAATTCAGCTATTTCTCCTGTAGCTTTCATTTTTTCTTTTAAATCATTTTCAATAAATTTTAAACTATAAGTTCCGTAAAATGAATCCCAATATAAGGGTATTATACCAAATAGAACTAATCTAAATTGATATAAATATTTATCTTTACCACTTAGATATTTTCCACATTGTTTAGCTCTATAATCATAATTACCTATTCTAACAATTTTCATAATTTATCTATTTAGTGGAGGTAGGCAGAGTCGAACTGCCGTTTTCCTGATAATTAATAATAACTTTCTACAAATTTAGGTACACAATTTTTCTTCATGTGTCCAGCTGAATAGGTTAATTCATAACCATAAATAATCTTTAATATTATTATACTCCTAATAGATTATTAGACTTGGGAGTTTTGTACTTAATTAGACAAGCTCAAGTACAGGAGCTTCAACATTAGCCATAGCTAAGTTGCAAAGGTCTGCGATAGCACATTTTCCAGTGCCAGTTTCTACAGTGTTTCCATCTATAGTTATCCCCTAGTTTTAAACAGCACACTCTTAGAGGACGATGCTGTATTTGCTTATTATTATTGAATTACAGGAGCTATACCCGTTACCCCCAAAGTTTTTAATCTAAATGTAATTTAGCATATAAAACTAATTTATTTCTATCTGTACTTTTCTTTTTAATAGCTCTAGATTTAGTATAATCAAATAATTGATAATAACCATTTTTATTAGGTTTATCAGTTATATGATATTTTTTCTTAGGAGGTTTTACACCAATAGTTTTAAATTCTTTTTTAACTTTATCATCCCAATTATCAGTAATTACTCTCATACTATAATAATTACCCCAACTACAAGATTCTATTCTACGTTTTTCTCTAATAAATTCTAAAGTTACATTTCTAATTGTATTTAAAGTTGTAGGTAAATAATAATTGTTTCTAGATTTTAAATCATATAGATTTTTATTTATTTTATCTATTATATTAGAAGATTCATTAATAGTAAATTCATAAAAATAATTACTAACTTGTCTTTTATAATTTATACTTTGATAATTTAAAATATAAAATTCAAAATCATTTGCTAAATCTAAAGATTCTATGTAAAAAGTATGTTCCATTTTTAATAAATTAATAAAAAAGAGTTTAACCTATACTACTCTTAAAGGTTTTAAAACCAATTTTTAATTTCTATTAAACTTCTGTTCTTTCAATAGGACTTTCTTCTTTTTCTAATGCAGATAAAGTTTCTTTCAAAAAATTAAGTTTTTGATTATGCATTTCTAAATTTTCTTCTGCTGTAGTTAATTTATTTTTAGCAGATAATAAATTTGATACATAAACTGATCTATCAGTAATTGCTAGACCTTTATTGATTCTAGCTGCTAATAGATTTTCTTCAGCTTCAGTAATAGCATCTTCAAAATTAACAGTATCACCTGTTAAACTAGAAATTGATACATTTAAAGCTGATTGAGCTTGACGAAATACTTTTTCAGCTTGTACTTGTGCAGTATCACCTTTTACATAAGCTAAAAATTGATTTACAAATGAGGTTACTTTAGTTTTACCCATGTTTTTAAAATTTAATTGTTTTTGATTTTTGTTTTAATTCAGTTGTTATTGTAGGAACTTTTTCAATAGAAGTATCCAATAAACTATTTTTAGTTTTTATTTTGAAAAATTGGTTTTCATCTTTTGATTCTTTATAAGAATTTATATTTTTAAGATTATTATTTAAATTGTATTTCAAAATAGCTGAAGATTTTTCAATATATGTATTTTCTTTTTTACAAGTAATAAGCCATTTTTTCTCATCTTCAGTAGCATCTCTAAGAACAATCATATTATAAACTGATAATGGTTCACAAACATAATCATAAAAAGTATCTCTAGACAAATCTAAACCACAAGAATCATAAAAACCAAGAATTTCACCAGAACCATTATCTAAGTCATAACATGAAAATTCAAATATAAATTCATTTTTACTAGATTTAGTATAATAAATACCACCTTCTTCTAATTCATTAAAATCTTTAATTAAAGGATTTTTTAAAGTTTTAGAAATTGGTATAATTTTATCAGGATGACTTTCAGGTAAATATTGTTGAATTTCAGATAAGTCTGTTAGTAATTCTATATTTTCACAATCATTAAAATAATATCCATTTATTTTACTATAGTTATTATAATGAATACCTTCAGAAACACTAAAACAATCAAAACCAATAGAATCTATTTTACCATAAGTAATTTTAGAATAATTAAGTTTCCAAAACCATTTATACCATTTATTTACTTGTAACTTTGGTTTATCAAAATTATCCATAAATTCTTTAAATCCTTCAGCTTTAAGATATAC